TTTTTTATTATTATAAATATAGATTAATTAGTAAAAACTTCTTTATCTATATTACCAGAAAGTAAATCGTGACAAGTATGATTAATGTGCAGAGCTGATTCTTGAATGATACGCTGTCCAGATAAAGTAATAGCTTCTCCTATAAGTATATTACCATATCTAAAGCCTTGCATTGCGGTGGCTCCGAATAAAGAATTAAGTAAGATTTTAATGGTATACTGCATTGTATGATACTTTGCAGTCATAGCTTTGTTACCTTCAGACTTATACTTTTTCATTAAGTTCTTATATCGTACTCTCTCATTAAACCATTCATTTAATAGTATTGAGAATACTGATGGTTTATCTTTAGAGAACATTACTCCATTAGCAGCTACTGCGATATCCATATCTTCGATAAACTTAACGAGTTTAGATACTTCCATCATCTTAGTTTGACCTCTATGGTTTTGTACTCTAACATTTAATTCTTGAGGCAACTCTTTTAAATCTTTTAATCCTAATCGGTTATTCTTTTCATCACCATGATATACCTTTCCTATCATAGTTTCCTTACCCATATTAAGAGTCATCATAATAGATGGATATAGAGAAGTTAAATCTAAATCAAAGATATAATTGTATAGTCCGGAAGTAGGACAGAATACATAACCACCAGCAATCTTACGATCTAATTTATTATTACGTTCTTTACGTGGAGGAATAATACCTTTTGATAAAAGATAAGCAGAAATAGCTCCATCGTGAACCACTGAAGTAGAATGAACTTGATTGTAATTAATCTTACCTTTATGACATAAGTTTTTAGTTAAATCAAGATAACCTAACTTCTCATCTAATACTTTTAAGATCTCAACATCTCGAAAGTTATATTCGATAAACTTATCAATATCATCTTCGAATAATCGATTAAGAGAACCTTCATACTCTACTTTACCGAGTCCGGCATACTTCTCACCAATAGCATCTAACTTATAGGTTGGTTCTTCTCGCATAGAGAATTGCTTATGTAGTCGTAAATAATCCAAACATTCTAGACCAGCAAACTCAATAGTACGTTCTCTAGACCATTGAGATATATCTCTTGCAATATTGATAGGAGACATAGCCATAGCCCATTCCTCTCCTAATACATTACAGATACGAAAATATAGATAAGGAATATCGAAATGATCACTATTGTATCCGATTAAGATATCTGGATCGATTTCTCTAATACGTTCAACCCATTTAGCAAGTAACTCTTTTTCTGTACGAACAGGTATGATCTCTTTGTTACCCTTTTCAGAGTATTGCATTTTACCTTGCTTATCTAAAATCAAGATACCCCACTTATCTCTAAACTTATCATACCAAGCTATAGAGGTACAAGGCATCGGAGCTTGACGGATATATTCTTGAGTTAATCGTCCACCAATCTCAATCTCAATATCGAAAAATAATTCTTTATGTGAAGTCGAAGGCTCATCATTAGTACCGTAGGTTTCAATTAAGAACTTTTGAGCCGGTTGCATATCATGATAATGAATAGTCTTATCATCATAATCCCATTTGTAAACCTTCTCTAACTTCTCACCTCGGAAACCTTCATACTCACCATAATCAGATTCTTTGTAAGCATAATTACGCCACTCAAGTTCTTGCTTTCCACCATCATCCCAAAGATGAATTAAATAATTATTACCTCTTATTTTTTCGGCATAACACTTTTTATAAGGTAATACTAATTGATCACTACTATTGGCCATCCAATATTGCCTTTAAGTTTGGTCGAAAGTAATTAATCGATTTCATTACTTTTCGATCTCTCGATCTTAGCACCACCCAATACTCATCCTTCTTCTCTATGTGACAAGCTTCACCTTGTTCTTTTTGACGTAGTTCAACCGTATCTAAAGCCTCTGTATGTGACTTACAAAGCTTTGACATATTTGATTGATGTACTTCCTCATACGCAGCTTCAAAATAATCTTTGAGTCCGTGCAACATTACACCATTACCTGTTGCAACATATGTGATGTCTGCTAATGCATCTAATACTTCTACGATGTCGCCTTTCTCGCATGCTTCTTTATACTCATTTAACTCCTCTAATATAAAGTTATACACAAATTCCCACTGCTCTTTCTCGGGAACATTAGGGGTATACTTGTTAGGCTTATTAAAGGCTTCATTAAACTCTTCTACCTCGGATACAAACGGTACATAATCATCTCTTCTACTATATTGATACTGCATATATATTTATTTAAGTTTATTAATGGTTGCATTTTTCTGAGAGCTGAATATTGTTATAAAACTCCGCTCTAGCACTATCTTCTTCTAGGAAACATCCCGATAGCTTAGCTGTTTGCATTGCTGCACCTTGATGCTTTACTCCTCTACAACTTACACAATTATGGGTTGCATTTATCATTACCGCTACTCCTACATTACCTTCACATACCTTATCGATAGCTTGATGAATAGCAACGGTTAATTGTTCTTGGATTGCTCCTCGTCTAGCAAAATGTTCTACTATTCGATTTAGTTTAGACAATCCTATCACTCTTCCATCTTTAGAAGGCACGTAGGCCACGCTCACCAGACCTTTTATGGTTTGATGGTGGTGTGAACACATTGACGTAACCGGGATATTGCTCTCTTGAATTATTCCATCATAACCGTCGGAAGGAAAGGAAGTAATTTCGGTCGGGAGCGTGTACCTACCTGCCCATAAATCATTTACATATGCTTTAGCTACACGCCTTGGGGTATCACTAGAGTTAGGATCATTGCGCCAATCACATCCTAATTCATCTAGAAACTTACCATAAGCCTTAGCTGCTTTTTCTATCATTTTCTCCTTTTGCTTATCCGATAAAGGAAAGCCAGGAGCTACACCATTAGCGTGACCTTCTTGCACGCATTCTATATCGTATTGTTTTTTTCGTCCTTCCATTTACTTAATATAAGAAATTATTTTTATTTATCAAACTTTTTATACACATCTTTCTGTATTAAACACAACGCTCAGTCCCGAAGGCCATGATGTGCGATCTACCAGTAAACCTCCATCCTCTATCTCTAACAAAGTTCATTACTACAGGATAGGATTCTTGTAGAGCAGGAATATCATCTCCAGCAGGCATACACCAAATCTTTTCATCTGGTATCTCTAACTCTTTAACAAACTCTTCTACTTCTGGAAGAATACTAAGCTCTTTATCTAATACAGGTTTTAGATGGTAATCTTTATGATATTCAATAGAGGCTTTAATTGCTTCTTTATTTAATCGTTTACTATTATGTTTAATGATCATTTTTTCATCTACTATCTCTCCAAGTGGGGTCTTAGCTCCTACTACAGGAATAGAATTACTAAACTTAGGTGAAATAGATAATAGGTCAATAGGATAATCAGTTTCTAAGAAGTGAGATCCTTCAGTTTCAATAGTAATAAAGATTCCTCGTTCATGAGCAAAATGAGTTAATTCATTTACTAAAGCAGGATGCATAGTAGGAGAACCTCCTGTTAACATCATCTCTTTAATATGAGGATTATCATCATACATTTTAATAATGTCATTAAAACAGAAAGTACCTTTTTCTGGATGGATGGAAGTATACCAGCTATCACACCATCCTCCTTCACCAAAGAAGCATCTATGAGTACATCCTGATGTTCTAACTACAATAGTAGGATATCCTTGTCTTGAACCTTCAGATTGAACTGCAGTATAAAGCTCAAGTACCTGTAAAGGCTTTTCGTAACTTCTTAATCTTTTACACTTCATTATTGACGTAATGTTTTTTGAGTTAAGCTATCCATAGTTCTAAATGCTCCAGGAATTAAATGCTCATGAGTAGATCGAATAGGATTAATATCAATACCACCTCTTCGAGTATACATTGCACATACCATTAATTCCTTAGGATTAAATTCATCATACAATTTCTTAAAGATCATTTCTACAATCTCTTCATGAAAGTGATTTACTTGTCTATGAGATACAATATAGCTTGCTAGACTATCTAATGTAAATACACTATCTTCTTCATTACCTTTAATAAAGATAAATAAATCTCCCCAATCTGGTTGATTGGTTACTCGACAATTGCTTCTTAGAAGATTAGTACGAACTTTTAATCTAGGAGTAAAATCTTTTACTGTAGAGTTACTAAGATCTAATTTTTGTAATTTATCATTAGAGTAATCTACTTTATCTAAATCTACTAAATCTTCTAGTTCATCATAATCACTAAAAACATCAAAGATAAGACTATCATTTCTTGTAAATAATCTACATTCAACTTCTGTTTCTAATAATGTAGATAAATCTTCTCTTACAGTATCTTCGATAATCTTAATACATTCTTCTCCTGTTTCACCAAAAGGTGTCATATTAAAGGAGTTAAGATACAATTTAATTGACTTAGATTCAACGTGATATTTAGAATCTGCTTTACACCATATCTTCATTACCCCTGATACTGGTCTTCCGGTATTAGTAATAGCTGATACTTCGTATGCATTCCAGACATCTCCGCCTATAAACGGAAGATTTTCATTATCAATTCGATAAGTTTCCCGATTCAAAGATCTAGGAATACGAACTAATAGAGAAGAATCATAAGTTGTTGAATAGCCTTCTCCACCTCTTTTACCTAATAGCGTTCCCGCTATATCATTAATTTGACTTTGTGTGCTCATTAATTGCTTTTTTAATTTGTTTAACTCTTTGTTTTACCGTACCTGTTAATTCCACAACTTCTACACCAAAATTATTAATGTAGGTTTCAAATAATTCTGCTATATCATCTCTAAAATCTATATCATCACTTCTTACTCCATCACTAACCAGATCAAATTCAGGCTTTAAATAAAATATAATATCATATTGATTAATGTAACTTTTAAATACATTTTCACAATAATCATAAACCCAGCTAGGAATACCAGGATTATAATCACATAACCATCGAGTATAGACTAATGCATCTAAAATACATCTATCCATTACTACTTTTGGTTTACGCAGATTTACAATATGATCTGTAATAATTAGTATTTGAGTAGTTAGATCACCTTTCTCATTAATATCCAGATTAAATTGTCTTTGTATTCTTCTTGTTACTTCTTTTACAAAAGTATATCCTTCTATCTCTTTAACATTATTATCTACAAGATAATTAACTAAAGTAGATTTACCCGTTCCCTGAGCTCCTGTAAATGCTATTTTCATTAGTATAACCTTTTATTCAAAAATTCTATCCATAAGTCTATCGACTCGTTTCTTAATATACGAAAATAATCATCAAGTTCCAAATTTCTAGTAGGAATTTTATTTATATAAGCTATAATTTCTCCTTCATCTACTTCTTCTGTCACCTTATGTAAAACTGTTCCTATGAATTTATAATTTTTCTTCCATGCTTTTAATTGAGGATCTTTACCTTTTAGTTTCGGATACTTAATTATATCTCCTGGATGACCATTATAAATTTCATAACTCTTACATATTTCTGGTGGTAATACTCTTAACCAGCCGTGGAGAGTAACTATAGGATTAAAAACAAATCGTTCAAATATTCCATAATACTCTTCTAGTGTTGGTTTATTAGATACATAACAAATTTTACTTCCACATCTATCCAGTAAATCTTTATTTATTTTTCTTAGATGCTCTGGTCTCTTATTAGTAATAATAATATCAGGCTCTGTATCTAGAGCATTAATTATTTCTATTAACTCGCTACCTGTTTGCGAGAACATTGCAATCCATCGTTTATGCATTCCATAAATTTTTAAATGCCTTAGTATTATATTCAATTAAGTCCCAAATTTGTGGATTTAATTGATAATTAATCATAGTAAATAATTTTTGTGATTCTTTATCTTTTAATCCATATTTAGTATATTGAACGTTTTTAATACCATGAACAATAGGATTAGAGGTATCAACAGAATCAATAAAGAAATATCTTTCTGGATCTTCTTTATAAAATGCTCCTTCTTGTGGTAAGCCACAACCTAGTAGATGTACCGGTACACTATAATCAATTACCTCATCTTCGATCATTTGATCAATAAGACATGCTCTACCGATAGTAAATCTTTCATATTTATTTTCTCCTAAATTTTCATAAGTATTCAAATAATAAGAGTAATCAAATGAAATAGCTACTTTATCTACTTTAGCTACCTCTACCATATATTTGTAGCATTTAACTATTTCTTCGTATGTTTTTCCTTGAACTACTCCTATTGATTTACTCTTAATATCAGGATACTTAGATAACCATCTTTTTGCTTTATCAATTGTTTTATCACAATCTTCTAATACATCTGGAATAATATACCAAGTTGGTTCTAGTTCTGTAACCCAGTGGTAATATTTTTTATTATTAAATGATTTACCTAATTCAAAAATACTATTATCTAAAATAATCTCTCTTCCTTGCTCTTTAGCTTTAAAGAATAATTCTTTATATTCCGGAAGTTCATCCATTAAATGTACTAAACAGTAATCGTAATCTGTTAGCTTTTGAACCTTGTCAAATATTGACATCGGTGCTTCGTGAGCTATTCTAATTTTATTCTCCATAATATATTGCACTATTTTTTTCGTGTTCTCTTACTTCTACAGATACTACTCGGCATCTGCCATTTGTATCTTCTTTTACCCATTCATTTAATTTATTATAAAAATACTCAGCAAATTTTTCTGCTCCAACTGCAGGTAGTACTCTCACTTGTGCAGCTCCTACTTTACCCATTTGCTTAAAAGCATCTAGGAATGGATCATCTTCTGCAATTATAACTGTATGATCTAACATATATGCTAACCAATCTTTAAGGTTCATTCCATCAATTAATACTCCTGATCTTTTGGCTCTACCAAAATCTACAACCCAATTTTTTTCATCTAGATCTCCTTCATAAGTTACTTTAAGAGATATTGAGTATCCATGTAGATATTGACAATGAGTATCTGTTGCTCTCCATTGTCGAAAACATGTTGAATATCCATCATATATCTTAGTGGATAAAAATTTTTTTGACATAATTTATAACTTTTTTATACATAAAAATAACAGGAATTAATCCTAATGCTAATATTGATAATATAGAAGGATGAGATTCTCCACATAAACCTAAAGAATGATATACTATTTCTTTCACTTTAAAAGTTCTTTAATAATTCTATATATTGGTTTAAGACCATTCACATTATGAATTATTTGATCATCCTTATAAACAATCATAGTAGGAAAATACTCTATATTATGCTTATCTAATTCCTTGGAATTAAATTTATCATCAAGTTTTTCTACATTATATTTTTTAGACAATAGATTAATATCATTTTGTAGTTTTCTACAAACCATACAACTACTAGAATAAAAATACTTTACTTTAATCATTTTATTTATTTGAATAATTTAATAAAATCTCTTCTACATGAGCTTTAGCTTTTTGCCAGTGAACAACACCTGTTTCGTCAGCATATTTTACTGGATCTGGTCTATCTAATTTAATAAATGCTTCGATACGTTCTACTGATGAAGCTGATTTATAATCAGAGTACCATTCACGATCGATTTGGATAGGCTTATAAGAAGTATTAGTTCGAGAATATACTTCATTGAAATCTAATCCTAATTCAAAACAAGCTACTTCACCTGCTTGTAAAATACCATACTTATCATCATTTATAAATGGAGTATAATATTCAATATCATCAGCGTCCCAGTTTCCTAATTTAAAGGTAGCTAGATCTGCATCTCTAAATTCTTCTCTACAATCAGGATAAATAGCGTGATCTCCTGCATGAATACCCATTCCAATATAAGTTGGTAGGTTATTTGCTTTATACATTGAAAGAGCAATAGCCTGAATTATAGAAGAAAAGATTTTATTACGATTAGGTACCACTGTAGCTTTCATATTTTCTTCTGCATAGTGACCTTCAGGAACATCTTCTCCTCCTGCTACTAAAGCTGAGTTTAATAGGTCAGGTAAACCATCTAATTTAATTACTCTATATTTTAACGTATTGGCAATCCCAATATCATTTTGACATAAGTAAGTAACCAAAGATTGAGCTCTTTCAAGTTCTACTCGATGCTTTTGACCATAATCAAAAGATACAGCAGTTACGTTAAATCCTTCTTTTAAAGCATGGATTAATAAAGTAGAGGAGTCCATACCTCCGCTAAGTGAAATTACAACATTTTTACTCATTTTCTTATTTTAAATTATCGTTTATTGTTTTATTACCTAAATATTCTAAATATTTTATATCTTCTTTTGTTAAATTTACTCCATTATCTCTTATTCTAACAAATAATGTATTTAATTCTTCTTCAAAATATGTATTCTGAAGTATTCTTTCCTCTCGATAAGGACCTTGATTAATACCTAATTTAGTCATTTTTATATTTTTTTTCACAATAATAATAAAGGTCTTCTAATGTACCATCAAACTCATCCATTAATCTTTCATATGTCTTAATGCTAATTCTAAATAACTTACAAAACTCTTTACGTATTTCAATTAATAATTTCGCTTCATCTTTTTCAAAGTCTTCCCATAACCTTTTACATCTTGCAGCCATTATGCTGAGTTTATCATCTCCTTGACCGCTACCAATATTAGCTTGATATCTTTCATTGAAATTTAGCTGAGCTAATTGAGCTTGCCAGAAGTAAATACTATGATCGAAATCACCATTCTTAATTCTTTGAATAAGAGGTGCATAATTACTTAGAAGTTTATTCTTTCTAGCATGAGTACGCCACCACATAAATCTATTATAATTTAATGGTTGCAATCTTTTTAGATTTTCTTCAATAACTTCTCTATCGTAAATATGTCTCATAACTATTTTAACTAAATATACGAAAAATAATTAATAAGTTATACTATTATCGTCATTATTTAGCTTTTTTTTCAAATTTTCTAAACGAGTATTTAATTCTTCACCAGCAGCTGCTCTAGCTCTTCCAGATATATTACTCTGACTTAATCTAATTTGTTCGGCTTGTATTTCTTTAATTTGTTTTTCTATTCTTTCTTTTTCTGGATTTGGCTTAGTTTCCTCTATAACAGGAAGATCATCGGGATCTGCTTCTAGTTCTACAATAGGTGTTTGAGTTATAACTACTTTTTCACCATAAATATTTTCTCGTCTTTTTGGAAATGCTTTTCCAAATGCAAAATTAGCAGCTAGTACTAAACATATAGCTAAAGGATCAAATACAAATACAATAATTAAGATAAGAATATTAACTGTCTTATCCATATCCCATCCTGAAATTTTACTAATGTATTTCAAAGGTCCTAATTCAGCTGCTACATCAGAGCTAATTTCGGTTTCAAATCTTTCATTCTCTAATGATAGGATAGTAGAATCTAATTTTGAGATATCATTACTAACTCTTAGATATTCTTCATTAGCTAATTCTAACTGAGTAGATAGTAATTCTCTTTGTTGAGCAGCACCATCTCTATCTACCCAACTATATTCAATATTGTTAATACCTTCATTTAATTGAGTGATTCTTTCTTGTACAGAACTTGCTGTTTCTTCTCTTGAAGATTTTTGGGTTTTATAATTTTCAATTCGGGAATCAAATATAGCTAACTCTTTTTGAGTAATACCTTCTTTATTAGCTGTTTCTTGATATGCAGCTGATAAATAACCATAAATACCCATTGAAGTAATCATTATTAAAACTACAACTGCTAAAGTTAAATAGGTTTTAAGTAATCTATTTAAGTCAGACCAATATTGATGTAGTAATGATGCTACTACTAATTTAGATGCTTCTAAAGTTCCTGTCATTATAATAACAGCTGTAGCTGCACCAGCAAATAATTTTGATAATCCAATTACTGAAAAAGTAGCTGCCGAACCCGAAATAGCTAAGGCGGTTACTGCGATCAGAGTAGGAAAGATAGCTTTTCCTAAAAAGTTAAATAATTTTCTCATACTATTGTTTATGCTTGACAGCTAGCACAATCCATAATATTACGTGAAGTTTCTTGTGCTAGATTAGAAGATCTTTGATAATATAGAGTTTTTAAGCCTAATTTCCAAGCTTCAATATATAATGCATTTACATCTTTTAAACTAGCATCTGGATGGATAACTAAGTTTAAAGATTGTGATTGATCAATATATTTTTGTCTTCCTGCTGCCTGTTGAATAATCTCTAATGGAGTAATTTCTCCAAAAGTTTTAAATACAAATTTTTCTCTTTCAGTTAAGAAATCCAAGTGTTGTACCGAACCTCCTTTTGACATAATTGATCTCCAAACCTCACTTGAATCCTTTCCTTTATCCTTTAATAGCTTTTGTAGATAAGGGTTTTTATAAGTAAATTTACCTTTAGCTAGATCCTTAACAAAGTAGTTAGAGAACAAAGGCTCTATAGATGGAGATACTTGACCTAAAATAAATGAAGAAGAAGTTGTAGGTGCAGGAGCTACTCTTGTAGTAAATCTTTCTCCGTATCCTTCTAGCATTTTTGGTTCTCCATACAGTTTAGCTAACTCTTTTGATGCTTTTAAAGTTCTTTCATCGATTAATTTAAAGATCTGAGTATTAGCTAGTTTAGCTTCCATACTTTCAAATGGTATCATATTTGATTGTAGATATGAATGCCATCCTAATACTCCAACTCCAATACTTCTATGCTCGATTGCAAACTTTCGAGCTTTTTCCATAAATGGTAAGCCTTCTGTCTTATCAATAAATTCAGTATAAACTGCATCTAAGAAATAAGTTAGCATTTCTACAGCATCTGTATCTTTCCATTCTTCGTAATGAAGTACATTTAAAGAGGACAAACAACAAACAAAAGATTTTTCTTCATCAGTATATTCAATAATTTCTGAACACATCTGAGAATGATTAATTTTTAATCCTTTATCTTTATAAGTTTGTGGTAAATTATTATTTACATTATCGTCAAAGAAAATATATGGGTATCCTTTTTCAGCTCTTCTTTGCAAAACTTTAGCCCATAATTTTCTTTTCTTTTTATCTCCATCGATCATAGATTGCATCCATCCTTCCGGAATAGTTACTGCAAAAGCTAAATCTTGGATGGGATGACCTTCTGTATGGCAGTTTAAGAATTCTTCTATATCTCCATGATCCATTGGCATGTATGCGGCAAAGAATCCTCTTCTCATTCTACCTTGTGATACAACTTGAGTAATAGTTTGGAATAGCTCCATAAAATGAACTGCTCCTGAAGTCTTTCCATTATTTCTAATCTCTGAGCCTCTTGGTCTTATCTTACCAAAAAAGCCTGCAGTTCCTCCTCCATATCTTGTCATTGCACCTATCTCTGATGATGCTCGTAAGATATCCATAATATCATCTTGAATATCAATCCCAAAGCATGATATAGGTAATCCTCTATCTAATCCAAAGTTAGACCAAACAGGTGATGAAAAACTATACCATCCTTTCTCAACATAAGAATAAAACTTATCTGAGAATCCATCAATACCTAAAATTTCTTCTGCTCTATCACAGATTTGTTTAATTCTTTGCTCTGCTGTTACACCTGGAAGGAGGTAGTCTCTTTCCAAGAAAGTCCTAGACTGTTCGTTTAACCAATACATTCCTTAAATTTTACTAATTAAAATAATTCACCTGCGTCAAAGCTTTTCATTGCTTTTTGATAATCAATAGGTTTCTTATGAAAGAAATCTGTTAAGGCAGGAACATATATTTCCTCTTCCATCCATAACGTTTTTTCTGCTAGATTCTCATCTACATCAAACAATTTTTCAAATCCTATCTTTTCCAATGAGTCGTTCATTCTTATTCCTAAATATGTTTTTAATATATCATAAGATAAGAAATCATTTTCATACCCATCTAATATCCATTCAATAAGTCTTAATTCAGCATCATATGCTTCTTTAGCTTCTTCATATATTTTAAGCTCCATAGTATAATCAACTACTTCTGGATATTCTTCTCTGATTTTATTAAGTATAGCAATACCACCAGCAGCATGTAAATTCTCTTCTTTTGAAGTATACTGTACTACATTAGCAGTATCTTTTAATACATTATAATATCTGTTAAATCCTAAAATAGTATAAAACTGAGAAAATAAAGATACGTTTTCAGTAAATAAAGAAAATAATGCTAACGAATAGTAGATATTTTTTCTATCATCTACATAATTTTTTTCATTATATTTTGTTAAATACTTAACTCTATTCTTTACAATTTCAGTATCCAGCAAAGTACTAAACTCATCATTTAATCCTAGCTTAGTTAAAATTTCAGAATAAGCTCTTGAGTGTATAACTTCTACTCCACCAAATACTGATCCCATTTCTGAGATTTCTGGTTTAGGTATAAGTTTTCCGACATTAGACCAATAACTTTTTACTGATACTTCTACTTGAGAGATCATTAGTAATGCACGCTTTACTACCTGTCTTTCTTTTTCAGTTAAATTAGTATTAAAGTCTTGTATATCTTTAGTAAAATTAAATTCATTAACTGTCCAATGTGATGCCCACATTGCATCAATTAAAGGGTTTGTTATGTCTCCGTATTCAAATGGTTTATAAAATGGTCTAGGCTGGAATATTCCCATTGTTGTTTAGTTTAAAAAATTCGTTAGCTAATATCTTTCTATCAAAACTGTTCATGTCTCCATTACTTGACGGTTGGGTTTGTGGTGTTAGATATTGATCTTCATCATAATCAAATACCTCAAATCTACCCACATTGGTGTCCGCTTTCACCCCATAGGTCATTCCATCCATTCCATATCGATTTTTAATCAAATGAAATCGACCCGTTCCATTTACTTTGTCTTCTCTTTTGCGTGACAGAGAAAGAGCAAAATCCGTGATCATGATTTTATCATATGAACCCGCGGCCTTGTCTCCTTCAATTATGTCATCCTTCGCACCAGCTCGGTTAACTTGTGAAACAGACCATATTGGTAAATTTAATTCCCTTGCAAGTCCCTTGGTGTTAAGATAAATATCATCAATACTATCTTTTCGTTCTTTGCTTTTTTTTCTGCTCCCCATTAAGTCGGCGTAGTCGATAATTATTAAGTCAGGGTCGGTGCCTAGATTCTTAACTTTCTCAATATGAGCTCTAATAGTATCTATAGTTGCAATACCTGGAGAGTATTCTTTTATGATTAATTTTCCTGGTAATTGGTTTACTTCTTCGGTTACTCTAGCTACATTTTCTTTAGAGCTAATTTCAGATACATTTATACCAGTTAGAGTAGCATCATATCTTTTTCCTACATATCCTTCTCCTAATTCTAAAGTATAATGTAAAACATTATATCCTGCTTTTACAGCATAAGCTCCTAAAGCTACTAATAGCCAAGATTTACCTCCTCCAGGATTACCAAAGATTAATCCAAAGTCTCCATTACCTAATCCACCCTGTAGTAAATCATTAAATACAGGCCATGGAGTTGGTACTACTGTTCTGTTATCTTCTCTATACCGAGATTCTACATCAATATTATATTCGTGACCAACGTTCTTATCACCACCTGCTTCCATTGCTTTCTTAATCCGGAATTGAATAGATTCATAATCTCCTGTTTTAAGTAAGTCAACTGATTCTAACAGAGCAGCTTTAAGTTGTTGATTCTGACAGAACTTAGAAAACTCTTCTTGAACGAATTCTAAGTCTTCATCTGATGCTTTGTATGCTTCTCTTAGTAATTCTTTTACTGCTAATTTTAATACATCATTTTCTAGCTTATTTAGTTCTACCTTTAGTACATCCATAGTTGGTGTAGTATGGTATTTTTCATAGTAAGAGACAATTTGTTTAATTACCCACTTACTAGCATCGCTATCAAAATAATCTTCGATTAGAACGTCAAAGATATTTACTAAAAATTTTTTATGTGTTAATAATGATGAAATTACTTTTATCTGAAAAGCCTTTCCGTACGCGTTTAAGCTTGATAGGGTCATTGTTTACTAATTTTATAAATTTGATTAAAATACTGATTAAACCAATGTTGTGGATTCCTAATCAGATTACCTAATTTATCAACATTATGCAAACTTTCAAACTCATCAGGGTAATAATTTAATTCTTTATGTGCAATTATTTCTTTTACTCCCTGAATCTGCTGTTCGGTGACCATAGGATCTTTAAGATTCATTATCTTATAATTCTTTTCTATAGTATTAAAATCATCTAAGATTCTAGCATATGAGATATTTGTAGTTAATTTCTCTTCACATATACTATGAAGCTTACCTAAATGTATTTCCTCATTGGCTAATTCAGGTAATCTCTTTGCTAGCGTCTTTTTACCAAGACCTTTTATACCTTTTACGTTATCGGAATTATCTCCGAGTAAGCATTTGTATAATAAAAAGTTTTCCGGCTTAATATTAAATGAACTTTCTACATCATCGTAAGTATAAAACTTCTTCTCTGTAGGTCGATATACTACAATATGATCATCTACTAATTGCAAGAAATCTTTATCTGAAGATACTATAAATAATTTATTCTTATCATATGATAGTTGCTTACAAAGTACTGATATAATATCATCAGCTTCTGCTTTATCAAAAGATAATATTTTTACTGGTAGTAATTTAAGATATTGAACTAATCTTAATAGTTGATCTAATTTAGACTCATGTTCATCTTCTATAGAATTAAATGAATCCCAATTAGTAATCCTATTGATGTTCCTGTTTGCTTTATAATCAGGATTTATATTCTTTCTATTTACAGTAGAACCTTTACCATCAAAAATAACATATATTGAAGTTGGTTGTACTTTATTAATTAAAGTTCCCATTGATCTAAGAAAGCCACCTAGACCACCAATATGTGCTCCATTATTATTAGTTAAGTTAATAGTTGCAAAGTTACGAAAGAATAAGTTCAAGCCATCAATAATTAAAACTCTATCATGAGGTTTTAATTTAATCTCTTGATCCTTTTCGTTAATGTTATTTAAGATATCCAAGTATTCCATGTGATTCAGGGTTCTTGAGTGTAAGTTGAGATATCAGTTAAATCATGCTCTTCTTCTACAATATTAAAAGTAGAACCTCCCATGATATCAGACCATTCTTGGGCTCTATCTTTTTTATAGTTATTTAGAGCTGTAGGAGTATCTTTGATAAATCCATGAGGGGTCATAATAATTCTTCCTCTTGTAGTTACTCCATTAATATGATTCTTCTCTACCTGAACGTTTACTCGCTTAGCAAATTCTACCTGCTTACCATCCTTAATTGCTTTAATCTTAGAGGTACCAGCAGACATAATATTGCCGAAAGTAACTACGAATGTAGCATCATACCACATTGAGTAACCTCCTTTATTCATTAACTTAGGTTGACCCATAGGAGATTCCGGCTTCATAGCCCATACCTTATTAATACAAACTAAAGTATTAGTAAACTTAGATGACTCTTTACGAGATAGAACAATCTTCTGATTTACATTATTTGCAAATTGAGTAGACATTGCTCCTGCGTTCCATTCGTTATTATTCTTATTAGAACGTACTGAAAGGTCGCAAGGAATACTTCCAATAGAATCCCATAAGAAAAGAAGATCATATGGTAAGTTACCATTAGACTGCTCATCAATAATATCCATAATGAATGCAGCAACATCTTCAATAGTATTTAGAGTTTCTCTATCAACATAGATAAAGTTTCCAGAGTAACCAACTACTTCACCAGTTTCTTCATCTACTTCAGTATCTACTTCTAACCCCATTTGCATTGCATGCTCCCAGTTCCATTTCATTTCCGTTACGATAATAACTGGAAGGATGCCTCGCTTTTGAGCTGATACAGCTGCTTCTAGTAGCGCTGTTGTTTTACCAGTATCAGAATGACCTCTTAGTAGAACGATATGTCCCATTGGAATTCCTGGTACTGATAGTATATCTTGGTAAGCATCAGATAGAGGAATCCATTGTTGTTCTTTGAACTTTACATTTCCTGCTAATCCTTTCTTTTCTTTAAACTTACCTAAATCAAATTTCGACTTGATTTCCGAAGACACGGCCTCGGACAAAGACTTTTTACTTTTTGCCATAAAATACTATTATTAATTAAAACGGAGCTTCTTCTGAAGTCTCTTCTTCAAATAAATCATCAAACATATCTGCTTTACTTTTCTTTACAGCAGGTGGTTCTGAATGATTAGAAGATGGTGGTGGTGGAAAGGCTGATGGTTGAGCTGTTGTGGTTACATTGCTTGGTGTAGCTACAGTATCAGCTTCATTATCTCCTCCGTCCGGATTAATATAATTCTGAAGATTTAACTTCATAGTATCAAATGGAAGTGGTTTAAATACTTCTAATGGGTTAGGTTGAGTACGTAAAAACTCTTCTGCTAATTTAGCATCCTCATGAACAGGTGATTGATTCATAGATGGCTGTACAGTAGTTTTAGGATATCCTCCACTAGGATCACGTACTACATTAATTTTAATATCACGACCATTATATGCATCAGTATAATCACCTACTTCCTCATCTAAGATTAATTGTAGAAGAGATTCATATACCATCTTACCGAATCCCCATAGCTTAACTCCTTCATTTTCTTCTCCTCGAACGATTACTGGAGCATAGATACGTACTTTAGGATCTAAAGTTTTAGCTAATCTCCAATGTTCAGAGTTATTAGATTGACGAAGCTGCTTTACAAATTCAGCAATAGGATCTTTCTCTCCCCAGTTTAGTGGAGATACCATCATCTTAGATCCAATACCATAATACATTTTCATTTCTGAGAATGGTGATGCGGCATTAAATGCTGATGGAAGAATCCTAACTTTGGAATTACCTTCAGAAGGTTTCCAGAAATAATTTGGTCGATTATTATTATTGGCTTGACCATTACCTTGATTCTGCATAGACTGCAGTTTCTGACGAATTGCGTTTAAATCCATTTTTTAAAACTTTTTAAGATGAAACAATTTATTATAACTCGATTATTTGATATATTTTTGTCTTTAACATTTTTAAACCACCCTGTTGAGTTAGCATGATGGTATTTCTATAGTGGTTCCATTCAATAGGAAATTTAGTATCAACTACTCCACCATTTAATTTTTTAATCAATTCATTTAATGCATTGATCGTATACAAAGTATTTGTATGCTTTTTTCGATGCACTAAAATTGTATTATAAGGGATAGCGCTAACATTAGCGTTTTCTACATTGTAAGTAATAACATACTCTTCGCTATCTTCTACAGATAGTACAAATAACTTGTTGTACTTGATTTCGTACTCTGTGGTTATACTTTTTAACCTATCCTCTAACTCCTCCAGAGTAACGAATGTACAAAATAATTTATTATTCACGTCTATTTCGCTGTTGATTTTATCATAATCATATCGATTATAAATATCAACTTGCGGCTCCATAACTAAATTCTCCTCCATAACTTTAACATTTTACAAGATTACCATAATTTTTACCATTTTTACATTTTATTTTAAGATTAAATATACGAAAAACTTCTTTAATTTTCTCTACTATTTCTTCTTCTTTTTTATCTACATCTAATAATATACTATCGTAAGTATATAAAACAACCTTAGTTTGTTTACCTCGCAATAGTTTCAAGATATCATATAAGATAAGAACATTATTTGAAGTTTCCAAATTTTGCAATAGATAATTCATTAATTTTAATGAATTCATTTGCGGATGATCTTTCATTGAAAATCTATAATTAGATATAGGACATTCTATATAGCCTTTCGAATTAAATTCTGACCATAAATTATTAGAATAGTTTTTTACTTTCTGGAAGAATGGAATATGTTCGTATTCGGATTTTATTCCTCCATATATTTGTTGAAATGTTAATTGCTTTGCTTTATCATATGATGTTTGATATACAGATGCAAAATATTCATGTATATCTTCTACCTCAAACTCATAATTAAGTAACTGACAAAGTAAAAGTATATGATAAGAGGAAACATCTATTTCTACAAAATGATCATTTCTCGGTATAAAGCAATCCCTACTACCATTATCTTTATTTAAAGCAGCATAGTTTACTTTCTTAAATGTATTAGATGGTCTTGTAGTTAAAGTAGTATAGTTATACTGAGTAAAAACAAAATCTTCTTCATTTTCATAAAAATGTTTTTCAAATAATTGTTTATTTATTTTTATACCACTTGACTCAATAACTGAAAATACTAGTGGTACTTTATTATTATAAAATAAATTATAATCATTATCAATATGCTCACTAATCTCCTCATACTTAGCTTCATAGTACTCATATATCTTTACTATAGGGCAGTTTGAGTTAGATATTTTTCTTCTTTGAAAATCTTGTATAATTAATGGATAATCTGTTTGTATCTCTTTGTAATTTATTTGTATATCAAAGAGATTTCTATGTTTAAAGTTATGTAATAACTTCTTTTTATCATAACAGTAAAACTTAGATATTCCATTAAGAAAGTTTATAACATCACTTTCTTGTAAATTACTTGTTTCATAATGATTTACTGGTAGAATGTATCCTTTTTTATCTGTTATAGGTCTAACGTAATATCCTACAATAGATTGCTGACAGGGATGTTCATTATAGAAATCGGGAATAATTTCGATATAGAGATCATTTTTAACAACATTAACAAAAGTATCAAACTGTTTTTTATTCTCTACTAACCAGTACATACTTAAATATACGAAAAAAATCTCTAATAACCACCTCCTCCACCAGAAGATCCTCCATTTGTATATTGAGTATTATTAGTTAATGTTTGTGTTTTAAAATTATTAAATGCCATTCTTGATGCATTATTTAATACACTACTATTTATACTTTCATTTAAATAATAATTATTAATTAAGGATTGGACTGCGGCAAATCCTCCTAGTCTTTCAATTCCTTCATCTCCGATAGCTTCACTTAAAAATAACTCATTAGTAGTTGGATTAGTAGTTGAGTATTTCTGAAAGATTTTATTATCTTGATCAATATAATATATTCCTTTATAGTCTCCTCCTTCTCTTGTTATAAGTTCTCTACCTAATGTAAGTAAATTATCATACGGATCACTATAATATTCTGCATAATCAATAATAAATTTAGATAATCCTGACATTCCAGTATTATTTTCTAATTGCTGGGTGTTAAATCTATTTATACGAATTATATCTTCTATACTTTTTGCTCGTATATACCACTTCAATGGTTGGACGGTGTAAATAGTATTAACTTTTGGACTATAGTTTTTTATTCCTCTATATTTTAAATAGTTGTTACCACTAGTATAATAAAAAGAATTATTATTATAGTATTTAACTATATATTTAATATAATATCCAGTAACATAATTTATCCCTAATGGTTTATCGGTTATTGATACTGGTATATCGGTTTCTGATCCTAATAATAATACTCTACGGGTATGTGGATCTTCATTCATAGAATTAGCATATTCTAGATTATTTTTAATATTAAAATTATATTGTGTTCTATTAAAACTTGTTTTGTCTTCAATATTATTGTTAGATATATTATCATTATATAATTGAGCAGGGTTTATTTTAGTTCCATCGCTATCTTTGTAATATAATAGCATAGATCCTCTACCTGGTTGACTGCCTGTAAATATTGCTCCGGTTGATATTCTAAAGATAGGTCCGTTATATCTTATACTATCTTCTCCAAAATAGACTGGTCTATCTAGTTCTGATGTATGAGATTTTTCAATTAGTCCGTTTGGTATAATCATACTTTAAATTTATATCTTTCTACATATCTATTAAAACTAAGATCATATGGTTTTACATTATCATTATAATAATCAGTTTGTAAAACACTATCGTATGCTTTTATAATTATACTATTATTAAATAATGGTTGACCGATTAAATTATGATTAGCTGATTGGCCATCTAAGCCAGGCTGTTTAATTACTGATCCGTCAAAATTACCACGACTATTTTCTATTGTATATAATGTTTTTCTAGTTAATTTATTATTTCTAAAATTATCGCAGTTAGAATTAATAATAGTCATATTTCTTTGAGTATCCGACATATTATTATAATACTCTAAACTATTATTGTCTACAACAGGATCTAATAAGATAATAGGTAATTTATTTAATGTAAGATATTGCCATAGATGTTTTGCTCCTTCTCCCCATCCTATTAATAATAATGGAATACCTTGTGGATCATAAGTATTTAATTTTTCTATAAATTTACCTGATTGTGAGTATGTATGATTTATAACAAACCAATTTTGTATATTATTAAAATGATCTTTACTAAAATTTTGATCATCTGGTAAATTATTAAATGCTCTTACGAAATCATTATAATAATCTTCTGAGGATATATTTTTATCAGGAAAGCAAATACAGTAATAAGGATTATCATTGCTTTTCCTTAAGTAATAATCATTATTATTAAAAATACTTCCTCCGCTTTTAATATTTTTTTCTATTTTATTAGTTAAAACTTGAGATGTATTAGTAGTTTTAAAGTTTTCATTAACTCTTTCTAATTCTATACTTGATG